TGGAAAAAAGACGGCGATGTTGTGAATAAAGAAGGAATAAAGACTGCTCAGAATATGAGCTGGGCAGTTACTGCTAACAAGGTTAAGGAGGCGATCAATGCATAGTCTAAAGATTAAGAAATTACATAATAACGCAACCATACCTACTAAGGGTAATCCTTCCGACGCAGGATACGACTTGTATTCTTCCGAGAAGGTTGCTATTCCAGCAGGAGCTACAGTCTTAGTGTCTACAGGAATTTCAATGGCTATACCAGAAGGCTATGTAGGGTTGGTATGGGACAGATCTTCTATGGGTGTTAAGGGAGTCCACAGACATGCAGGTGTAATTGATTCTGGATATAGAGGGCATATAAAAGTTTGTCTGCACAACACTTCTAGAGACACATATCATGTAGAGTACGGAGACAGAATAGCTCAGATTTTACTTCAGCAAGCGCCTGAGTTTAATTTAGAAGAAGTGGATTCTCTTAACGATACAGAAAGAGGAGAAGCTGGATTTGGGAGTACAGGCAAATGAAATTGACTGGAATGAGAACTTACTTGGCTGGGGCAATGGATAGGGTTGCAGACGGAGGCGTTGGATGGAGAAACAGAATAACCCCTATATTGAAATCCATGGGCGTTACGGTACTTAATCCATGTGATAAGCCCGTTGAGGTTGGACTAGAAGATGAAAGCACTAGGTTTGAAATAGAGAGACTTAAGCAGTCTGGTCAGTTTGAAGAGATTAGGAAAAGATATGGGGTTATAAGGACTTTAGACCTTAGATGCGTCGATATATCTGATTTCATTATAGCTTCTATAGATACAGATGTACATGCATGTGGAACATACGAAGAAATAGCGGTTGCCAATAGTCAAAAAAAGCCTGTGTTAGTTTGGTCGCAGCAAGGCAAAAACAATGCTCCTAATTGGTTGTTTTTCATGCTCCCTCATCAACATATATTTGGCTCTATACATGACCTACTAGAGTATCTGATCAATGTAGATAGCGGTAGAGATATAAAGCACTACAAAAGATGGTTCTTCTTTGACCAAAACAGGATGTAAACATGTATGCTATATGTGCTATAACAATTACTTCTATATGCTACACAATAGCCTCTATATCCTGTATAAAAGATAAAGATTATCCGCACTCTCTTATGTGGTTTGCCTATGCTCTTGCAAACATAGGTTTATTGTGGTACGAAATACAGAAACAAAAAACATAACTCAACTTTTATGTTACCAATTATGGGGTATAATATTATATGATAAGATACCTAACAGCAGTTAAGAACCTCTTCTCAAAAACTCATAAGATTGAAGATGTCGAACCAGAGCAGGAGCTGCCCGATAGCTATATTGCTAAAGACGAATGCTCTGCGACTATAGAGTTTAGACTAGATAGATTCACTGGAGATTTTAACATACTTGTTGAAGTAAATCAGACGGATGAAGACACATCCGAAACTTTGGGTCTACTGCTTCATTTTATTAATTCAGGCAACCTAAAAGGGTTTTTTACAGAAGCATACTCCAACTGGGCTGGAGATGACGCTGATAGACAAGAGTTTTTAACTAATATGTATCTAAGCTGGCTAAGAAACGAGGAAACCTTTTCGGACGAATATGAAAAACTAGCAGTAAAACCTTCTAGTGTATTTGGCCTGAACAACCAACAACATTAGATATAAAAAGAAGAGACATGTATTATGAGCAATTCTTTTAACTATCCTCAAGAGTATGAAGTTTACTGGGAAAAATGGGTAGATGTCTATCAAGAAGAAATAGATGAGATAGATCAAGCCCTAAGTGAGTTTGAAGATTTACAAGACCTAGAGTATGATATAGACCCAGAAATGATGGAGAAGCTGGAGTCAATGGCAAATATGCCATCTATAAAAACAATCATGACTCCTTTTGGTATGATGCCATTAACCGAACAGTCTCTAGCTAGTAATCACTTCAAATTTTGGGTAGGTCATACAAACTTCAAGTTACTAAAGAAGCATAGCAAAATCATAGGTTCTGTAGAAGGAATAGAGTCAGTAGACATATTAACACCCTACAGATTCAGAATATCTGTTGCAAAACTCTTTGTAGATAGGGATGCAATGGCAAAGGTAAGGAAGGCCCTACTGGAAAGCACCTAATGAAAAAACATTCTGAAGACTTAGACTTCAATGGCTACATCAGCAGTACTCGGGAAATGTTCTTGCTGCCTTTGGAGTCAGAGGATTCCGAAATAATTACTAAGACAGCTACTCATTTCCTAAAAAATCTTAGGTTATTAGAAGCCGAGTCGAAAAATCCTATAGTACTACACTCGTTCAGCCTTGGAGGAGACTGGTACGATGGTATGGTAATATACGATGCTATCAAATACAGCACATGCAAGTTTGTAATCATTTCTTATGGCATAGCAGCTTCTATGGCAAGTCTAATACCTCAAGCAGTTTTTCCTCAAGGAAAGAGGATAACAATGCCTAACTGCGATTGGATGATTCATGAAGGATATACTGCTACACAAGGAACTTACAGGCAAGTTCTATCTGGGGCTCAATGGGATACAATATTAAGATCTAGGACTTATCAAATGTATACAGAGCCTTGTATGAAAACAGGTGAATTCTTCAAGGACAAAAAGCAGTCTCAAGTTAAATCTTATATAAAAAGAAAGCTAGAGTCTAAAGAGGATTGGTGGATGTCTTCTGAGGATAGTATCAAATATGGGTTCTGTGATCACATAGTTGGTGAAAAAGGAATGGAAACAGTAGATAAGATAGTCAAGAATGTATCTAGAATTTTGCAACTATAATAGTTCTCATTATAAAAACACAGAAAGTCAAACTAGAGATATCTTTGATGCTGTATCTATAGGCTTTCATGCGGTCGGAATACCTCAATATCTTCTAAAACAAGTGTGTACGTTTCTTAGTGACACGACTGTGGACGTAGCTGTTCCAATAGACTTTCCTACAGGAACATCTGATAAAAAGGTACGCGAACATGAGGTCTTGGTGTGCTTGAAAAGAGGAGCAGATTTCATTGATGTGCCTATCAACCCGTATCTTATAAAAGATAGAAAATACGACAGCATTGAAAAAGAAATAAAAACTTTTTCTAGGATGTGTGCAGATTATGGCTCAGAACTTAGAATAATGTTGCAGCACAATTTGTATCCGATGTCTGAGTCTATAGCGATTGCAAGACTAGCACAGGACTTAGGAGTAAACTATATACTTCCTGCTTCTGGCTTCCATAATGATGACATATATGATAATCTGTTATTATGCTCAAACATAGAGCAAAAAACTAATATAAACACCATATGCAATGGACATATATGGCTTGAAAAGCAATATAACTCCGTTATTCGGGCTAATATTTTTGGATTAAGAGTTTATTCACTTAACTTGTTCTCTACTTTTAGTGTATAGATTTATTATAAGGGAAGGGATTTTTACTTTTTAGGAACTATAGGACTTTTATCGGCTCATAACTATAAGGTATAAAAAATGAGCTATTTTATTACTGATATCACAGCAGCCGTGCCAACTACTGGCGCATACGGCTCAAATGGTCAGCCTAGCGGCATTGATAATGATCAAGGCAACATCCGTGCTGGCGGAACAATTTCAGAAAGCACTAAGTTTTCTGCAAATTCATTAGGCGAAGGCAATCCTATCACCACTATCGTCTCTGGTGTTAACAACTTCCAAGCTGGTCTTGGAACTTGGAATCAGCAGAGTCAATTCTCAAACATCGTTAAAGCTACTACCACTATTGNTGGAGTTTCAAACAATGCTCTTGTATTCGGTGCTAGTGATTCTGCTCAAGGTGATGCTATTCATCAGGCCGCAGTTGTAAGAAATAGACTATACAAGACAGCTGTTCGTGCAGGCAACTGGAACGAATATACTGGAACTTGGTCTTCTGACCCTACTGTTGCAAATACTGGTGGCTACGACATTGCTAATGGAGTTGACCTATCGCCAACCCTTAAGGCTAGTGGCGTTGACCACGCAGCTAATCCTACCAGCGCTAGACCGGGTGAACTCACAGCGTTCTCGGCATCTGGTACGCCAAATGCTCCAACGAACTTGGACTACAAGCCAAGGTATCTATGGTAAGCGTTTTTCGATTGAGGGGCAGAGAGATTTGCCCCTCTCTCTTTTTTTTAGCAAGTTAAAGGGAAACAGCGATGAAAGCCTTATTAGCATTTTTGCCGCCATTTTTAATAGCCGCAGGAGATGCCATACCTAATTTCGAGTGGGGAACTATCTCTGCAACTGGGCTGCTAGGTTGGTATCTATGGTATACAACAAAAGTTGTGTTCCCAAGTCATCAAAAGCAAGTCTCTGATATGCAGGACAGCTTCACAGAGCAATTCAATATACAACGGGAGCACTACGAAAATATAATAGACGATGTTCAAACCAGACAAGATAAAAGGCATGAACAAATCGTAGAAACTCTTGAAAAAATAAATGAATCATTAGACAAAACACCATAAGTAAAGTATAATTATATAACACTGTTTTTTTAAAAGGAGATTTGATATGGTTGAAAAGCTCAAAAGCTTAGTAAAATCACGTCGTTTTTGGACTGCTATAGGTAGTGTAGTTGTAGTTATTCTGCATGACACCTTGGGCATTCCTGAAGAAACGGCTAACACGGTTGCTGCAATCGGAGTTAGTTGGATCGTTGGCGACTCTCTCAGACCTACCGAATAAAATGGAATTTATTTACGGAAAGGGGCGGATTTTCCGTCCCTTTTTTTCATGGTTGACGTTTAATATGTTAGGTATACCTAACTTTATAAGGAGAAAGAAATGAAAAAATTTATCTTATTTATGTCAATCTTTGCATTCAGCATACCTTCTGTCATGGCAGATCCTCCGCAAAGAAAAGTCATCCAAGCGCCTCAAAAGCCACAAGTGGTTCGTAATCAGCCTAGAGAGTTTACAAGACCTCCTACGGCAAGACCAACGATTCCCGGAAAACAACAGTGGCAGAAGCCCCAGCAGCAGCCCGAGCAGCCAAAAGTGCAGCCTAAGCACAGTTTTGGCTTTTATAACTATTACAGACCTAACCCCCACTTTAGGTACTACAGAGCCCCAAGCTACTATCCTCCAGTGATTGTTCAGCCACCTGTGATTATACAACCACAGCCAATGCCGATTTATCCAGCACCTTTTCACGGCTTCTTTTTTCACTTTAGGTTTTAAGGAAAATAAAAATGGACATTAAGGATTTAGATTTAGGATTTGGAGGCGGATTTGATTCGCTTATAGCAAAAGAAAAGGCAAAGAAAAATTGCAAACTGTGTCATGGAAGAGGCTATGTTATGATCACATATCCAAAACATAATGCAGCTTCTAAAAATTATTGCGAGTGTGTTGCTAAAAAATTAGAGAAAGAAGAATAGGCAACTTTTACGGAGGTGTATATAACATTGACAACCAGAGTATAATAGAGCGATACCAAACTATACTTCGCTAAAGCGGCACCTCTCTGGTTAAGCGATATTTTCTTCATTAGGCTTACAGACTAAAACACGACGTTCCCTTTGAGGCAGTAAGCAGGTAGAGAGAATTACTCAAGTGTCGCTTTTTTTAAAAATTACAAGCTCACCTTGGAAAAGGTGGGCTTTTTTATGTTATCTGTATGAGATATTGCAGTTCTAAGAGTACAATTGAAATAGTTACAAACACAAACTTATGTTGAGAATTGATTAGGCCAAGATGAGCGACAACAATAAAAAAGTAAAGAAACGCAATGGAAGATTAGAGGAACTTAACTTAGATAAAATTAATGAGTGTGTAGAGAGAGCAACCACTGGCTTAGACAGCGTGTCGGTTAGCGAAATAGTTCTAGATGCCAGCTTGCAACTATACGATAAAATACCAACAAAAGAAATAGATAAGGCATTAGTTATGTCTTCCCGCTCCAAGATTGAAAAAGAGCCTAACTACGCTTATGTATCAGCTAGACTTCTGCTAAACAATCTTTACAAAGAAGTTTTTGGGGAAGGTGTAGATAGCGATACATTCGAACTCCAATATAGAAAATCCTTTGTACAAAATATTAAAAAGCTAGTGAAGGCAGGCAGACTGAGTGAGGACTTGCTGGCTTATGACCTTAAGTTATTATCTGAAAAATTGTTTCCGCAAAGAGATCTTCTTTTCAAATACTTAGGCATCCAAACTCTTTATGACAGATATTTTATCCATATTGAGCAGAGAAGAATGGAGACCCCTCAAGCATTTTATATGAGGGTTGCTATGGGGCTTTGCTTAAATGAAGATAATAAGGAAGAAAAAGCGGCTGAAATATATAATATGATGTCAGAGTTTAGATACTCCCCTTCTACACCTACATTATTTAATAGTGGAACAAAAAGATCACAGCTTTCTTCATGTTATCTTAGCACCGTTCACGATTCCATTGACGGTATATTTGGAACAATTCATGGGCAAGCAAGGCTCTCAAAGTATGCTGGAGGCTTAGGTGTTGATTGGACTCCTGTCAGATCTTCAGGAGCCTACATTCAAGGCACAAATGGTAACTCTTCTGGATTAGTTCCTTGGCTTAAAATATTCAACGACACCTTAGTTGGAGTCAATCAGGGAGGAAAGAGGAAAGGTGCGGGATGTGCATATTTAGAAATATGGCATCTTGATGTAGAGGACTTCCTAGATCTTCGAAAGAATACGGGAGACGACAGAAGAAGATGTCATGATATGAACACAGCCTTATGGATTTGTGACGAGTTTATGCTTCATGTCTCCAAGGAGTTGGACTGGTACTTATTTGATCCATCTGAATGTCCAGATTTACATGAGACGTATGGGTCTAAGTTCTCTAAACTATACAAACACTATAAGAAGATGGCAGACGAAGGGGAGATTAAAAACTTTGCAAAAATACCTGCAAAAGATTTATGGAAAAAATGTCTTAAGTCGTTGTTTGAAACTGGTCATCCTTGGGTAACATTTAAAGATCCTTCAAACATACGTTATAGTAACAAGCATGCAGGCGTAGTTCACTCCTCTAATCTCTGCACCGAGATCCTACTGCACACTAAGCCAACTGTGTATGATGAGGGCGAAGTTGTAGAAACCGGAGAAACGGCTGTTTGTAATTTGGCTAGTATCAATCTTTCCAATCATATAAAAGTAAGGACTGTAGATTGGAAGAAGTTACAAAAGACAGTAGAAGTAGCAGTCAGAGGACTAGATAATGTAATCGACTTGAATTTTTACCCAACCAAAGAGGCAGAAAATTCTAATATTAAAAATCGTCCAGTCGGCTTGGGAATTATGGGCACTCATGACATGTTGCATAAGCTTGGGATCATATATGATTCTCAAGAGGCTGTTGATCTCTGCGATAGGGTACAGGAATTTATTTCTCTGCACGCCATCAAAACATCGTCATTGTTAGCAAAAGAAAAGGGAACTTATCCTGCTTTTGGTGGATCTGAGTGGGACAAAGGAAATTTCCCTGTAGACACATACTGTGAAATGTTATCTCAAAGAAATCCCAGAGCTGTTGCTGAAGATAGAGGTTCTTTTGAGAGTCTTGAAGAATGGAATTGCGTAAGAGAGTTAGTAAAAACTTATGGGATGAGAAACTCGAATGTGATGGCTATCGCTCCTACTGCTACAATCTCATACATACAAGGCTGCTCTCAGTCCATTGAGCCTGATTATTCAGTGCTATTTGTATATTCAACACTGAGTGGTGAGTTTACTATGATAAATGAGCACTTTGTGGCTCTGGCTAAGAAGAAGGGTATATGGTCTCAAGGACTAGTTGATGCTTTGAAGAGTGTAGATGGAGATGTCACAGCTCTTATTGATCTAGACGAAGACCTGAAGGCTCAATTTAAAAATGCTTTTGATGTAGATTTCCATACCCTTATAGATGCTGCTGCTGCTAGGCAGAGATGGATAGATATGGGCCAGTCACTTAACTTGTACAATAAACATGAGAGCCTTAAGTACCTGAATGACATGTATATGTACGCTTGGGAGAAAGGTCTCAAAACTACATACTATCTTAGAAGCAAAGCAGCTACTAGATTAGAAAAGTCAACAATTTCTGAAGTAAACGATAAGAATGCGGGTATAATTAATGAGCCAAAGGCTTGTTCTATTTTAGATCCGGGATGTGAGAGTTGCCAATGAGATTTGTAGAATTTAGACAATCATCTACATCTCCTCTAAAATATAACTTAGAGCTGAAGCCAGATGAAGTTGAAAAGGTAAAGGACTTATTAACAGAGATAATTAAGAGATTACAGCAAGATGAAAAAAAGTAAAGAAATTATATCAGACAAGGTTTCTGTCGTGAATCAGATTTTGCCCCATACAAATAAATGGGCTTGGGATTTATTCATCGACGGAGCAGCCAACAATTGGATGCCAACAGAAATTTCTATGGCAAAAGATATCGAGCAATGGAAATCCAATTTACTTTCTGAAGATGAAAAACTGGTCGTTAAAAGGTGTCTAGGCTTCTTTGCAGGATCGGAGTCTCTCGTTGCTAACAATCTTCTGCTTAGTATTTTTAAGTTTGTTACAGACCCTGAGTGTAGACAATATATATTGCGACAAGCATATGAAGAGAGCCTACACAATCTTACTGTCGTATATGTGTGTGATTCTCTTAATTTAGATATTGATGAGGTATATCAGGCTTACAATTCAATCCCTAGCATCAAAGCAAAGGATGATTTCCTGATGAACATCACAACTGATATCAATCGTTCAGACTTTAACATAAACACCATAGAGGNTAAGAGGGAGTTCCTTCGAAATATTATTACATACTACATTATCTGCGAAGGAATCTTCTTCTTCTCTGGCTTTGCTATGTTGTTATCTTTTAATAGACAGAACAAATTGCCGGGAATCGGGGAGCAAATTCAATATACGCTACGTGACGAAAGCCTACATATCAAGTTCGGCACAGAGATGATCAATAGAATAAGGGAAGACAATCCTAAAGTCTGGACAAAATCTTTTGAGAAAGAGACTTTAGCTCACATAGAAACAGCTATGGAACTTGAACTAGCATACGCTAGAGAGGTTCTTCCTACAGGAATTCTAGGCTTAAACTCAGACATGTTTATTGATTATGTTCAATTTATTGCAGATCGAAGGCTGTCAAATCTAGGGCTACCATCCCCATTTGGCGAGGCTCAAAACCCATTCCCGTGGATGAGTGAGATAATTGACCTAGAAAAATGCAAGAACTTCTTTGAAACAAGAGTCACGGAGTACTCAGTAGGCACACTGGTTGACGACTTTTAGGTGTATATGTATATAGTCCCATGTCCTTTCTGGAGTTAGCTATGATTGATTTTATATTTGATAGAAGAAGTTTTCTAAGAATAGGGTCTATTGGTGCTGGTATGTCAGCTATAGGCCTTTCCGACTATGCTCTTGGATCGCAAGATTTTAGTAGCTATAAAGACAAAACAGTAGTATGGGTGTGGCTGGGAGGAGGCCCTACTCAGTTTGAAACTTTTCATGCTCCAAATGACACTGTACCTTCAGAATGGCAGCCAGTGAATGGTGCTATACATGATGCAAAGACTAACATAACTCTTGGAGCAGACTGGGTTGAGCTTGCTAAACATACATCAAAACTCAATGTAGTAAATTCTTTTAGTCATAAAGACTCTTCTCACAGACAGGGCACACACTTCATGATGACTGGGCAATACAACCCAGAAAGAAGCACCACATCAATGGCAAAATACCCCTCTTTTGGGGCCATTGTTTCAGCTGTCTATGGTGCAAATCATCCAAGCAACGGAGTACCTACATATGTTAAACAAGGTAAAATCGAAGGTGATGAGGGTGCTTGGCTGGGTGGAGCATTTAAACCATTTGATCCATCCAATAAAGACAATCTCACACCAAGAGTTGAGCTCGACAGATTCTCAACAAGAAAAGACTTGCTCAGAGGATTAGACGCAGCAAGAGTATCAGGCAAGGGCGCAGAGTCGGTGCAGTTCTACAAAGGCCAAGCGTATGATGTTATTCTAGGGTCTGCGAAAGAGGCATTTGCTGTAGAAAAAGAATCTGAAGCAACGAAAGCTTTATACGGTTCTAGTAAAGCCAAGGACATTGGAGAGCAATTAATATTAGCTAGAAGATTAGCTGAAAATGGAACTAAGTTCATAACATTGCATTATGGCGGATGGGATATGCATAGCAATATTTCTAAAGCGATGCAGGGTAAAG